TGAAATATAGGAACTGTTCTGTCTCTACCGTTTTAATATGGCCATCCTCGCCACTTGAAACGATCTTACAGAAATGTTTTATAACATCTTTATAGACTTGTTTGATAGGCTCATTATCCATTACAACAATTTTGATCTTGTCTGGTGATACCCGCACATTCATTTTAGATTGAATAGGTCTAAGATAGACTGTGCTTGTTTTTGGTACCAATGCCCATTGGAATATGGTTCTCATTTGGCTTGGTGTGGATTCAACACGAAATACATTCATTTGAAGATTGTCCACTTCACGCTTTGCTAATCCATCCAACATTTCTTCTGGTGTTTTAGCATTCTTCAATACTCTTTCAGCAATAATCTGTCTTGTTTTGCTTGATTTAGTCCACATATCTTGTGTAGCACTAATACCCATTTGGAATCCTGCCCATGGATATTCTACACCATGATTTGTGCGAACAATCAATTCATTTTGTGGTATTACATTTGATGTGGCATGGTATTCTCCACGACCATTTCTATCTCGTGCAGCCTCTACAACAATAAGTTTTTCTGGTGTGCCAATGAATATGAATCCTGTTAATTGCTTTTCAATAACATATTTTGCCGCTGCTTCAGGATCGGCTAACTTTAGTGCCGCCTTGATTATATTACCATCGTTATCGTTTGTTTCTTGAGATATAATAGGAGTAAGGCTTGTGGTTATGATAACAATGCCCTTATGATTCATGCCCTCTTGATATTTGATTGTCTTATCATCTAACAATAGTATTTCACCAACATTTGGATCTGGTTTATCAAGAATAGTTGTATCCGCGACGTAGTTTTGATCGCGGTTCTTCGCTAAAATCCAACCAGTATCTTTAAAGTATTTTGCTGCGATAATACACATTATTCGTCTAGTTGGTATTTGCGATATCTGAATGTTGCTGTTGCTTCTATGAACTCTAGGTTTGGGTTTGTCGATTCAAAATCAAGTTGTGATAGGCCTGTTGGAAAACATTCGTAAAAGAATATTGTTTTATTAGCATTCTTTGCGCTTGATAGAATAGTTATGAATGCGTCTGATGTAAATGTTGTATAATATCCAATTGGTCTATTGCCTATTTGTGTTTCACGAATAGATTTGCTAATATCTCTTGTCTGCATTAGATCATCTGGATGGCCTAGACCAGCAATCCACTTTTGAATTTCAAAATAGTTTACAAGGTCTTCATCAACTTTAAATCTAATAACAAGTGGATCCCATGTGATCTTATCGCCAGGTCTTGGAACATAGGCAAATGGAGTAGCCGTGTCAATAGCATTCATTGTAATAGATGGAATAGATATAGATTGACAAAAATAATTTACAGTTGGCAAATTTTTAATGCCAAATCTAAATCCATTATTGCCTAGAAAATTTCTATTAGTTGGCTGCTGTTCTATTGCTGACATAATATTATTTATGTAAATGTAAAAAAATTGGGGGGCAACGTGCCCCCCAATAATCGGCAGTGTTATCCACTGTCTTCTTGTTACATAAGGTTTGATACCGCAACGAAGCGATAGTACTTGTTGGCACGAGCATCGCTGTAAGCACCGATTGCGCCAGTTGCGTCTGTTGTCGCAAATGGGTTGGCAACCATGCCGTAACGAGTCTTGAAGCCAATCTTTGGCTGGAATGTGTCCTGACCAACGGCGCGAACCATCTGGAGAGGAACATATGGGCAGTAGAATAGACCAGCATCGAAAGCTGAGGAGCCCTTATAGCCGATTGTGAAATACTGCTTGCCAGAAGCTGATGAGAAGTATGGGTCAATGTAGACCTTGATACGACCATTGAGAACACCAGCGAAGGTGTTGCCAGTGTCATCAACCTGTAGGTTGTTTGAGAGAGCTGGTGTGTAATCAAGAACGCCAGCCATCTGGAGTGCTGAAGCAACGTCTGATCCGCAGATTAGAACGTTACCCTTGCCGCGACGAGTTGCCTTGGCAATCTGGTTTGCTTCGCGCTCGATCTGGAAGAGTAGACCCTTGAACTTCTCAACCATCCAGCGACCATTTGAGTCAACATCGAGATTGAATGTACCAGAAGAGGTAACGTTCTCGGATGCACCAGCGGTAGCGGTGTAGTTGATTGTACGAACAACCTCACGATTGATTTCTGAAAGAATTTCAGCAGCGAGGATGTTTGAAAGCTCGGTCTCAGCATCGAGGCCGTGAACAGCCTTGAGGTCCTGAGCGAGTTCCATGGTGTACTCAGCCTTGAGGGCACGTGAAACGGCAGTAACGGCAACCTTCTCAATTGAGAAAGCCATTTCGTTGAAAGCGTTTCCAGTGGTATTATCACCGAGAGCTTCGGCGCGGGCTGTTGTCATACCAGTTGAAACGGTATAACCAGAAGCGCCAGCAGCAGCACGACCAGTTGGATCGTTGCCGCCCTGAACGCGGCCTGTTGAAGTGTTAGCAACAACAAACTGAGAAGCAGTATTACCACCAGCTGAAGCTGAGAATGTGGTATTGGCTTCGTTGAAGAGAGCCTCTGAACCAGTCTGGTTGCTGTAGCGTGAACGCATTGCGAAGATAAGGCCAGTTGGACCAGTCATTGGCTGAACGCCGCAGATATCGTAAGCAATGAGGTTTGGCATTGAACGACGAACGAGTGAGATTAGCACTGGATCGAAGATATCAACGCTACCGGTTGAAGCTACTGAGCTTGAAGAGCCCATGGCGTTTGTTGGTGCAGTTTCGCCGAGTAGGCCTGGTGCACGATATCCGCCTGAACCGAAAGAGTCCTCGCGTGAGGCCTTTTCCTGGTTCTCTAGAAGCTGTGCAACGACTGCACGGCGATGTGTATCCTTAATAGCAGCTAGGTCTGGATGCTCTAGAACTGGCTGCCACTTCTTCTGAATCTCTTCATTGAGAAACATTTTTCATTATCTCCTTTGTTATGTTTTTGTTACGCTTACTTCTTGATTGAACGAGAAATCGCGCTCATGTAAGCAGCCATTTCACCCGAAACCTGTTTTACGGCAATGTCATCGCCCACTGGTTCCTCATCGAGAGCCACTGTTTCGTTCAAAGTCTTGGCCGTTAACTTTGAAGCTTCGGTAAAGTAGCTTTCACGAATAGTTACGATCTTCTTCTTGAAATCTTCTGAGTTCTCAAAGTCGACCGATTCAACGAGAGTGTCAAACTTAGCCTTTTGTGTCTCTGTTAGACCCTCTGAAACTGATTGTACTAGCTCTTTCTTCTGAAATGATTCAAGAGCCTGTGTTAGCTCAATATTCTTCTCCATCTCACCATTTACGGTTGATTCTAGAGCTTCAATACGAGCAGACATTTCCTCAACAACACTAACCTTATCCTCTGGAATGTCCATATAGGATTCAATGAATAGTGTGCGGAGATTTTCTAGGAAAGTCTCTGTGACTTCCTGCTTGAGACCGGCAACGACGGCAATCTGATTGTCCTTCATCCAGTTCTCAACAACATAGTCAAGATACTGATCAACGCGATCAACTAGATCATCATTTGCCTGCTCTACAAGATTGGCAACGTCTGCATCGGCCTGTGATGTAATGGCCTGAAGCTGCTCATTGATCTTTGTGACAAGAGCAGTCTCAAATACTTCACGAACCTTCTGTACAGTCTCTTCCTTGATATCTGTGCCAGCAAAAATAGCATTGATATCTTCTGAAACATCAACGTCTTCCTTTGTTAGCTTCTTGACTTCTACGAGACGTGGCTCTTCAGTCTCTTCTGAATAATGAGTCTTAACGCCATCAGTGACCTGAGGAACGCCACTGTTATAGCTCCAAAACTGGCTGTAGAACTTGGAAACATCATCCTTCTTCATTCCTGAAAGATGGCTTACAAGAGCATTAATCATGCCAACTTTTGTATATGGCTTAATGCCTGATCCCTGTGTTGGCGGTGTTTGATCGCCTGACTGAGGAGGTGTAGCACCTGGTGGAGTTGCTTTCACACCAGTTGGTCCTGGCACCTCAGCAGTAACGCCGAAGCTCGCCTTAACGCTATCTTCTTTTACTACGTCGAGCTTTTCGACATTATTTTGTTCTGACATATTAATATTCTCCCTCAGAGTTGAACATTGAATTCTTGATTATTTATAAAAATGTTGTTTACAGTCTTGTTAAAAATCTAGAAAATGCGTCAATAATAGCCTTATCTTTATCTATTTTTGGTGCATTAACGATAGATTGTTTCATATCATTTATCTCGGATTCTCTTAAAATACCATTATCCCAGATCCATTCTTTATTTTCCATAATGCCTCTAACGAAAGCATTTGGTGCAGATGGATCTGCGACAATATCTGCGGCAGTAGCAAGATGGAAGTCTTCTTGGACTTCATCATGATCACCACTACGCTTTAGTGTTCCCATACCACGAGAAGAAACGCCAAGTTTTGCGCCCTCTTTCATTAGATTTTTAACGATATTGCCATATGGTGTGTCCATAATCTTGGCTTTACCGTAGAAATCGCCATGAGTTCCATCTTGTCTGAGTTCCTTAATCATATGTGAAACTCTTTCAAGATTGATAGTTGGTCCTGATGGATGACCAAGTTCGCCATATGCGCGATTTTCTTTTACAAGTTCTTTATTATATCTATTGACTTCGCGTGATAGAATCTCTACTGGATAAACGCGGCCATTTCTATTCTTGATGCCGCCCTGCATAAAGGTGCCTTCAATATAAAACTGAGGTTCGCCCTTTTCATTTGCTTCTGTAATAAACTTTAGTTCTTCATTTACTTCGCAGATTAGTTTCATGTTAGTAGCTTGAACCTCCTGCGATTGCTGATACCTTATGGAGTTTTAAAATAAGGGTTGACGGACCAGCACCGGTTTTTGTAACAACAACATTTGCTTGTGGCTCACCGCCCATGTTGTCAATAATTCTAGAATCTGAAAGATCAAAATAATCTTGACCAGAAAGAACAAGAACAGTATTAGCACCACGCTTGATTGTGAAATAGATATTATTTGCTCCGCCGCAATTAACTTCAGCAGAGATAATATTCATTGATTGAACAGTTTCACCGGCACTATTAGCGCCGATTGTTGATGTTGGATGATTTAGTGTGATGAATCCGCCAGTATGAAACTTGGCAACAATCCATCCACCCTTTGTGTGTTTGTTAACAATACCTTCGGCAGACATTACTCAACTTCCCTGGCTTCAAGAACGAGTTTGAATAGATTGTCAAAAGTCTCGCTTGATTCATTAATGTGATCTCTGTATTCTTCAGCAAGCTCTTCGTCAAGATCGCAGTATGCTTCAAGAGCAACAAGAGCAATGTCCTTATCAATATTAATTGTATCGCCATTTGCAAATGTGAGTTCGTATACATCTTCGGAATTTTCTTCTACGATATCAACGAGACAATCAATGATATCCTTGTCTTCTTTGAATGGCTTTACAGCAGATGGACTAGTTCTTACAATTCCCTTTTCGCCACCTGAAGACTTTGCTGTAGTTGATTCATCGGAATCTTTATCAACGGCAGTAGGACTTGTCTTGACTACAGAAGTATCGCCGTTATCGGCTCTTACATTAGCCTTTGTCTTTGACTGTTGTCCCTTAAATCCAGACTGATCGGCAAGCTTTGATGTTCCCTGCTGAACAACAGATTGATCACCATTTGCTGGTTCTTTCTTTACTGTGGTCTGCTTCATTCCACGAGCATTTAGAACTGCATCCGTATTCTTTGTTGGATATGGATTATCCTGTCTTGTGTGAGCATCTGCGAAAGCCTGTTCGCCCTTTGCACGAGGCTTTAGTTCCTTTGCTTCAGGATTCTCTTCAGTCTTTACCGCTTCTCTTATTTGTTTAAAGGTTTTCATTGGTCAGATATCTCCTGAGCTGGTATTTCTGTTTCAATGGAAGAAGCTTCTGGTTCCTTAAAGAATGATGAAGCAACTTCAATCTTTTTTAGTTCTATTGCGTCGTGCATTTTAGCAGCTAGGGCCTGATGAATTCCGTCTCTAAACGCATTTGCATCGCCGTTTGTAGCTGCGTCAATCGCTGTTCTAATATGATCCATGATTTTCTCCTAATTCATAGTATTTATAATATTATATTATCTTACATCGTTAACATATGTTCCATATAGAAGTATTCCATCTGAAACGAATGTAAGAATATCTCTAGCATTTGCTGTTGTAGTCAATGTTGGAGCAGTCTGGGCTGGCCATTTAAATGCTCCATTCCATGTTATTGTACGAGATCCTGTAGCATCCTGAATAACTGTTAGTGTATAATGCCCCACTTTTAGATTTGTTGGAGCGGCCATTGTTCTATTACCACCTAAAGTTAGTGTAGCAATTCGGCCTAGAGAAGCATTCCAAGTAACAGTTGCGCCATCAGTCAATGTTTGTGATTTATATGCTGCTGCGGAATCGTCTACAGTAGCATTTAGTGTAGTATTACCTGATACTGTAAGATTGGTAGAAATTGTTTTTGTACCAGTATGTGTCCAAGCACCAGTTGATGTTATAGTTTTACCAGCAGCACCTAATGTGGTATTACCTGATACCGTTAAGTTTGTTCCTACTGTTGCTCTACCAGAAGCAGTTAATAGACCAGCAATAGTTGCGCTGCTATTTGCATTCAATGCTCCCTGAATAATTGCTTGTCCACCAACAACAGTATTGGCACCGGATATAATGTTAGTAGAAATTCTAGCTTTACCTGTATGATTCAAATATCCAGAAGTTGTTGGACTTGATGATGCTGCTTTCGTAGCAATATAAGCATTTGTGTTAGCAAGCGTGGACTTTACATAAGAGTTTGCAGCATATGTTGCACGAAAATCTGTTCCGTTTAGATATAAAGATTTTCCGCTTGCTAGATTAATATTATCAGATGAAGTCCATGCACCAGTTGCAGATACCCAATTCCAAGTATGATCTGTTGTGCCATGTAGCGTTATGCCGCCACCATCTGCCGCGGCATCTGTTGAACTGCCTTTTGCCAATTCTATATTTTTATCAGCAACGGTTAATGTTGTAGAATCTACTGTTGTTGTTGTTCCACTTATCGTTAGATTACCAGAAACTATTAGATTTGTAGAAATAGTTGCAGTTCCAGTATGTGTCCAAGCACCAGTTGTTGTTATAGTTTTACCAGCAGCACCAAGAGTTGTGTTACCAGATACAGTTAAGTTTGTTCCTACTGTTGCTCTACCAGAAGCAGTTAATAGACCAGTGGATGTTAATGCTCCTGAAACAGTTTGATTACCTGTAACTGAACTATTACCAGTAACGGCAAGATT